TAAATAAGGAGTAATTGTGAGTCCATTACAGCGTCATCCAAGTGGTATAGGTATATGGCTTAGTAATCCTACGCCGCCGCCACCACCTCCAGTAGTGCCGCCTGTAGTGCCTCCTGTGGTTCCACCAGTTGTACCTCCTGTGGTTCCACCAGTTGTACCTCCTGTGGTGCCCCCAGTAGTTCCTCCTGTAGTACCGCCAGTCGTACCGCCAGTCGTACCACCAGTGGTTCCTCCAGTCGTACCACCAGTGGTTCCTCCAGTCGTACCACCAGTTGTGCCACCAGTGGTACCTCCAGTAGTACCTCCAGTAGTTCCACCTGTAGTGCCTCCAGTGGTTCCACCAGTTGTACCTCCTGTAGTGCCTCCTGTAGTGCCTCCTGTAGTGCCTCCTGTGGTTCCTCCAGTAGTGCCTCCTGTGGTTCCTCCAGTAGTACCACCTTCAAGTTCAGCAACTTGTACATCTTACGATGTAAGTATTGATTGTTGTGGATCTACAGGATGTAATAGTGAATGTGCTGAAATTTGTTCATCAGGTGGATCCTGTACAGGTGGATCACCAAAATGCTACTACTACTGCAGTTGCTACTAATTGCATGAAATGATTATTTATGATAGAATACTCAAAGGAGAAAAATGATAAACGATATAAATGTTGAATTTACAGGCGGCAATGACAAAGTCTTTGGCGCTAAAGGTATTCCTTTGGCATGGGTAATAGAAGAAGATGTACTCTACGATCTTCCAGTATTTGAGGAATATGTATCAATGTTTACCTCAAGTGATGAAGTATTAGATGTATCTGATGAATATCCAGGTCATGACGGAATTACTGTTAGATTCATGAAAGATGGCGAGGTAGTAGAAGATTTCCAGACCTCTGAATATTTTGGAAATATTTTATTAAGTGAACCACAAGTAATAGATCTTGGTGCATATCCCTATGGAAGATATGTTGTTTCTCCAAATGCTAAATTTGATGGAGAAAAGTTTATAATCACTAATAGAGATGTTACTGGCTTTGATCCATGGCATCCTAAGAATCCTAATCATCCAAATAACAAGAAATAAATAAAATCGGGGATGGATAATGTCAGATAAAAAATCAAGATGGCAGCAATATAAAGAAAAAAATGGAGTAACTCCATTAGACATGTTAAATCCTAAAAGTAAACATGTATCATTAGAAGTAGCAAAAGGCAGATTTGAAATATGCCTACAATGCCCAGAAATTCTACCAATTACACATCAGTGTAAAAAGTGTGGCTGTTTTATGGGAGCAAAAACAAAATTGGAAGCAGCAAAATGTCCATTAGGAAAATGGTAAAGGAGTAAAATGCCAACTAAAGCAGACAATAGTCCCAATATCAGATTTCCTTTGCCAGAGGTAAAAGAAGCCTTTCAGGTAAAGGAATTCTTCCCACCAGAAATGTTTAAGCGAGTTCAAGAAAGAATCAAGCAAATACCATGGGGGCCAAATTCACAAACTTTCTATCACACCTCAATGGGTCGTTGGGAAAGTGGCGTATCTTTTGATGCAGACATTGAAGAATATGCCCTAAATAAAGCCAGAGAAGTCTTTGGCAATCCTGATTTAAGACAGACATATTTCTATACAGTCAGATATCAGAAGCAAAATGGAAATATTCCACATCTTCACAGACACATGGATCAAAATGGGTGTGAGCAGACTATTGATATTTGTGTAGAAAAAGTTGGAGTTAACTGGGGCATTGAAGTAGATGAAGTTGTATTTTCTGAAGAAGAGAATGCAGCAGTGTGCTTTTATGGACAACAACAGGTTCATGCAAGACCAGAATATCCTTCAGACACCACAGAAGATGACTACCTAACTGTTCTATTCCTACACTATGTTAGACCAGAGCACTGGTGGATTAAGGCATATGATGAAGGCGGTATTGATAAAGTAAGAGAAGTAATGACTCAATACACTCCAGATGGAGATGTTAGATTCTATGAGCACATGGGTTATGTTTCTCAGCCTCAATTACCAGAAGGACAAGAGCGTTGTCCATGCCACAATTACTTTGAAGTTCCAGAAATGGTGAAGAAGATACTTAATTTGGAGTAAAATGGAACTAAAAGATTGGTTCAAGGGGCAACTCAAATTAATTGAAATAGAAACATTTTCTTACTGTAATAGAAAGTGTTGGTTCTGCCCTAATTCATCTATAAATAGAAAATCTCATAACAAAGAAATGCCAGAAGAAATGTATTTACATATTCTAAATCAACTGGCAGAAATAGACTATGATAAAGAAATTACTTATAGTAGATACAACGAACCACTTGCATATAAAGAAATAATACTAAAGCGTATATCTCAAGCAAGGCAAATACTTCCAAAATCTAAATTAAGAACTAATACTAATGGTGACTATGTTACATTAGATTATATCTATGAACTTAGAGATGCAGGATTGAATGAGTTATTTATTCAACAATACCTCGCCAATAATGAGCAATACAGCCACGCCAAGATGAAGAAGCGTATGCAGGCTAAGATAAAGGCTCTGGGAGTCCCATATACAGTTATAAGCGATATAGATAACCAAAGAATAGAATACAACTTAGAGATAGAAGGCATAATAGTACATCTAAGAGCACGAAACTTTGCATTAGAAGGCACTACCAGAACCGAAAAAGTTGCGGGATTCAATGAGAAATATGTCAGAACAAAGCCATGTATGCAACCATTTAATAATATGTATATAGACTACGATGGATCTGTAATGGTCTGTTGTAATACAAGGTCAGATATTCCTGAACACAAAAATGGCATCATGGCTCATATTAATGACGCTCCTATTTGGGAAATATATAGAAATGAAAAATATACACCCTGGAGAGAACATCTAAAAGATGAATCGCCTAAATCTGGAATTTGTGCGGGATGTAAAATAGATCTAAAGGTAGAAGAATTCTAATGAGTCAATTCCCTATGGTAAATGCTGGAGAAGAATATCCAAACTATAGTTCATTTTCATGTATAAGAACATCTGGCTCACCAATTTATTCGTTTAAAGACTTTTATTATGGCAATGGGAAAGAGTTTAATTTAAAAGGCAAATGGTTCTTAATGCCAAAAGGATATCACTACCATCATTTCCTAAAAGAAATGCTTGCACCCTACCTTTACTACAAAAATAACATTGATGACTCAATAAAAATTTTGTGGGTAGAAAAAGACATATCCTCTCCCACAGGTCAAAACATGGAGTTAGTTAACACAGAATTAAAGAAACTCTTGTCCGATTTTAATATAGAAACAATTAATATAGATGATTTTAATAATATTAAACTAAATGTAGATGAATTAATTACCTTTGGCGTAGGCCCAAGATTCTTGGATATTCCAAACTTCATAAAGCATTACATCTTTGGTAACACTGGCTATTACCATTTCCCAGAAGGAAATGTTGAATTAAGAAAGTTCTTTACTCCATATATGACTGATGACTTTTCAAGGCCTAAGAAAATATTTATATCAAGAAAAGATGCTAATAATTCAATAAAAGAAAATCAAAGAATAAATGATTTTAATGACAGGTATTTGGCGGAAGAAATAGAAGATCAGATAGAACAATTCTTCTTAGATCATGGATATGAAATACTATCACTATCTGGCATGTCAATATTTGACCAGATATCTTATTTTTACAATGCCGAAAAAATTGCAGGAATTACTGGAAGCAATTTATGTAATGCTATCTTCTCAAAACATGGAATAGATTTATATGAAATATTTACTCACAGGAATTACTCATATCCCTGGTATAAGGAATTTGATAGCGTTTTAATGTACAATAGATTTATATTAGATATTAATAATCAACAAGATATATATCAGTATCTTGAAAGGGGCATCAATGAATAAAGAGATATTAGCACCAGGAATAGTTCTCTATAGAACAGATTTAGATAAGGTTAATTCTATTATGCAAAAAATAGAATTCTTTATAGGCGATAAATGGAATCTTGCTAAAGGCGTAAACACAGAAAAGAATGAAGCGGAAATATTATCTGCCAGAAAATGCTATGACTATGCTCTTGCAGATACATCTAACTTGTTGTATAAAGAAACTGATGCTTGGATATCTGAATGCCTAAAAGACTATGTAGCAATGTACTCAATTGAAAAAGTTGAGATGGGTCCATATATATTTTTAAAGTATGAAGATTCTGATAAATTTGACTGGCACATTGATGATGGAAAAATGTTTCCAAGAACTGTATCAGTTTCAGCATATTTAAATGATGATTACGAAGGTGGAGAGTTAGAGTTTAGTCATTTTGGTATTAGTTATAAACCTTCTGCTGGAGATATTATTCTATTTTCCGCAAGTTTCCCATACATGCATAGAGTTACTCCTACAAAAAATGGAACCAGATACGCTGTTGTAAATTGGTACAGGTACGAAGGTTATCCAATGAAAATGAGTTAATATGTTTAATGCAATAGTTAAAGACAATTTTTTGTCTAAAGAAGACTGTGAATATTTAATAACAACCGCTAACTGCTCAGAACTCTGGGAAAGTGGCGGTACTTCATTTTGGGACAATCGTGTAATTAATTTTCATAGAATATCTCAATACGACTCTAAAGCGGCAGAAATATTATTAGATGCCAATATTAGATGCGGTAATGTTATTAGAAATAACTATCATGTTCCTGAGATTTATTCAGATACCTTGCAAATTGTCAGATGGTTTCCAGGAATGGAACAGCCACCACATGCAGACGATATGACTAACACAGATATCCTTGGATTTGAGCACAGGGCATTTGGATCAATTATTTATCTAAATGATGACTACGAAGGCGGTAATACCTATTACCCAAATTACGACATAAGAATTACTCCTAAGTCTGGGACACTGGCTATACATCCAGGAGATCCTGAACACCTTCATGGAGTAACAAAGATAGAAGGCGGTATGAGATATACCATCGCTTCTTTCTGGACACCTTTTAAAAATAAAGGCCATGAATGGCAATGAGGAGAAATAAATGAGCATAGAGCAGTTATTGGGCGCTATAGTTTCTGCAATCACAATAGCAGTAGCATTCGTTGGATCAGTTAGATGGCTGGTAAAGCATTATCTATCAGAACTTAAAACAAATGGCGGTTCAAGTTTAAAGGATCAAGTAAATAGACTTGAGTCAAGAGTAGATGAAATATTCTTTCTTTTGCTTGAAACAAAGCCAAAGACACGCAAGAAAACATTTGTATCTAAAGGCGAAGAATGAAAAAATCACAAAATGGATGGCCTGCATCGCCTGACCAAAAGGAAATAGGCATAAAGGAATTCAAGATCAAAAACACTGATAGAAAAATGAGACTACAGAAAGACGCTGGAGTAATCTTGGCTGCCTTTGCAGCAGAGTTCCACGCTCAAGTAGAGCCTATTGATGAGGGTGTGTTTGATGATTGGGCATACGCCTATAGAGAAGTAAGAGGTAGTGATACTGATTTGAGCAATCACTCATCAGGAACAGCCATAGATTTAAACGCTACCAAGCATCCTTTACATGCAGAAAATACATTTACCAAGCAGCAGGCTGCTAAAATTAGAGAATTATGTAAGAAATATGGTCTTCGTTGGGGCGGTGATTACGCAAAGCGCAAGGACGAAATGCATTTTGAGGTAATTGAAACTCCAGACGAGGTAAAAGAAAGAATAAAAAATATGAAACTCAAAGGAGTAAAAAATGGCTAAAGCCAAGATTGAACTATCAAATAAAGATAAGTTGGTAGCAGGATTAAATTCCTATCTTAGAGCAGCAGTTGCCTCTGTGGTGGCTATGTACATGGCAGGAATGACAGATCCAAAGCAATTAGCAAACGCATTTATCGCTGGTCTACTTGGCCCTATTCTAAAGGCTATAGATCCTAAAGCCACAGAGTTTGGCATGAAAGTAAAGTAACTGGTAAAATTAAGACATGCAGTCAAGTCACACTCACACTTAAGGGAATTTGGACTATCACTGCAGAAAGGCCTGGGAGCGATTCTGGGCCTTTTTAATCGTTTTGAGGTAATACGGAACGACCAAGGCCTGAAAGTGTCTAAAAACCGCCTTAGAAAGCGTTTAAAGGGCATCTGACAGGAACTCATGGGGCAAATTCATGGGGCTAACCAAGGAGAAGACCTATTAGCAAAAATACAACAATCGCTGGATTAATTATAGTAATAACAGTATTAATATTACAATTAATGACTCCACAACCAGCAGTTCCAGTAGTATATAAAGACAGGCCACCATTGATGCAGGTATCTGCAAAGGAAGTGGCGAGGGAATTGCTAAATAAAGAACAATATTCATGTTTAACTAAATTGATTGGCAAGGAGTCTGCATGGCGGCCAGAAGCCAAAAATCCTACTTCTTCAGCATCAGGCATAGGCCAAATTTTGGCAGGTACATATAAAGGATTAGGCATGAAAAAAACAGATGCAGGAATAACACAATTAGTAGCAACTCTTGCATATATCTCAAGAAGACATGTAAATCCATGCAATGCTTGGGAACATTTTAAATCTAAAGGATGGTATTAATGTCAGAAGAAATTGAACAAGAACAACAATTCTTTTTTTATGAACTTGATGAAGATGGAATTGTTATAGCAGTACATCCTATTTGACATAAAGTTTTTGCCTATGTTATAATAAGTATATTCATTGTTGCCATACTTTGAATAAAAAATGTCACCTCCTGATGACACCCCCAAGATGTTTTTCACTTCTCGTCTTGGGGGTTTTTTATATATATTTGACATTAGAAAAACTCTTCTGCTACAATAGGGTCATGAGGTTTTTTGGAAAGTTACTCATTAAAAAAACTACCATACAACTGAATAGATAAATATGGACATAAGTATAAAATCATCATCTGTAGTTTTATACGCAAGAAGGTTTCTTTACAGAGGCGTTTATCCCTTCGTTCATGTTAGAAAAAATTATAAATGTACAAAGAAATGTACCTCATCCACTCTTGGTCGTGTCACTGCGAGGATCAAGGTGTCAGATGTTAAATATAGAAATATATTTAGTGAACGCTTAGCAGGTCAATGAATTATCATTGGATTAATGTTTTAGGTGTTATATATTACTCATCTATATATAATATTAAAAACCGAATTCATTAAAGGACACAAGGATGAGGCCTCTGCATACCCAAATGTTTTAAAAAATAAATAAATCGGGAGAAGAAAATGATTAAATATATTATAGGCGGATGCGCTTTAGGAATAGTTTTAGGAAATTTAGTAATTGGGCTTGGTGCTGCTTTTGCTTTATATTTTTGGAGAAATACTAAATGAAAGAAGTAGGACTTCAAAGTAGATTTTGGAAACACCACAATCCAGCAGAATTAAATGCAATGACTGATGAACAAGTCTTGCAGATTATTGATGAATATCTTGATAGATATATTACCGCCTACGAAAAACGGAATCCAGGAAAAGACCTGCCTAACATAGGCACAACTTTGGCGGAAGTCAGAAATAAAAGAACTAACATTCCAAAAGGACCAATAGTTCCTGGAAGAAGGCCTTACAAATGAATGAACCAAAAAGATACTTTGCTAAACTCTTGAGAGGAGAACTCATGTCATCTGGTCAACGAAAGAAAAAATATCCATTTAATGATACAATTATCAAAGATGGCAAGGTTGTTAGAATCAGAAAAGATGGAACTGTAAAAGCAATTTTAGGTGCCGTCGCTGATATGAGGAAAAAGAAATGAACACATGGAGTATTGTTGATGGAGACATTGTTCTCTCATCAGATAACGAAGAAGAAATGCAATTTGCTAATGCTTGGATTTTAAATCTTGTTCAGGCAATTAGACAACAGACGATAGAGGAGTTACAAAATGGGCGGAGCATCATATCCGATTATGAACAACCAGAACTACCAGAAGTCCCTTGCTGAGGATCTAAAAGGCGTATCAGCAGCACTGGAAAATGCAATAGAGCAATTAGACTTTCTCATTCAAAATATGTTAATTGAATGCGACTGTGAGGATGGCTGTTGTAAATAATGTACATGAATGATGCTGGATACGAGGTGCCAGATAATCATATCCTTGTAGTGCCACACTCTTTAGATATTCCAGAACATGGTTATTATAATGAAGTTATTTTGCCATTAGCAGGAGAATCTAAAAGAGATTGGTTCAATGCTCACTTTTATTATTGCCTACCAATCAACATAGGAAATCAATATGGCTTTGTTATTAAGTCATTAGTTGACTTTGATGCAGTTTGGCCAGGTGGTGAGAGAGATGCAATCATTACCATTCATGATAATTCAAACGACCATAAGCAAACAATTAAAAATGGATTTGGTTCAGGCATAATTACAATTCAAAATAGATTTGCTTTAAAGACTCCACCAGGAATTAATATCATGACTATTCAGCCACCAAATATGTTCGTACCTACATGTGTGGCTATGACTGGTGTTATTGAAACAGATCAGATCAGAAGAGACTTTACATTTAACCTAAAGATGACATTGCCTGGTCACATTGTTAAAGTTCGTAAGGGCGATGCTTTAGGAGCATTTATTCCTGTCCCACGAAATTTTGTAGAAAACTTCAAGGTAGTTCCAGCAGTAGATATATTTGACAAAGAGATTGTAGAAAGAGATATACAAGAGTCTGCAGTCCTAAGCCATGAAAGGCAAACGGTAGATTTAGAAAAGCCTCATCAATCTGGTAGAAGATACTTTAATGGTAATCACACAGATGGAACTAAATATCCTGATCATCAGAAAAGAGTCATAGGACCAAAATGAGATTTCATTTAATAGCCCTTCCACACACAAGAGTAACTAAAGAATTTTTTACTTGTGCCTACACAGAAAAAACTTATGAATTTGCTAACATGATGACTTCCCTTGGTCATGAAGTATATTTATATGGATCTGGAGATAAAACAGATGCTAATGTTACTCAGTTTATTTCATGCCTGCCAGAGCAGGACAGAATAGAAGCAGTTGGAGATAGACACTACACATCAGCATCATTTGATAATACCCTTCCACATTGGCAGATATTTAATCGTAACGCAATAAACACAATAGGAAGACATATTCAGCAAAAAGATTTTATCTGTATTATTGGCGGTACTGCTCAAAAGCCAATTGCAGATGCATTCCCAAATCATTTATCAGTAGAATACGGAATAGGATACTCAGGTGTATTTAGCAATTACAAAGTATTTGAATCGCATACTTGGAGATCAGCAGTTTATGCACAGCATAGAAACGCTTCTTCCATTGATATTAATTTTTATGACACTGTAATTAATGGTTATTTTAATCCTGACAATTTTTCCTATCAGGAATCAGATAGAAAATATTATTTATATATGGGTCGTATGACTCAGCGTAAAGGTGTGGACATAGCCAGTCAGGCCTGTGAAAGATTAGGCGTTGAATTAATTATGGCTGGATCTGGTGACTATATCCCTAAATATGGAACCTACATAGGTGAAGTAAAGGCTGATGACAGGGCAGACCTATTTAGAGGAGCCATTGCCACCTTTGTTCCAACCATTTATCAGGAACCCTTTGCAAATGTCCATATTCAGTCTATGGCGGTAGGAACTCCTGTTCTGACTACGGATCATGGAATCTTCACAGAAACCGTCCAAAACGGCTTTAATGGCTTTAGATGCCATATTCTGAGGGACTTCACAAAGGCGGCGGAAGAAGCAAAAATCCTCAACCATAAGTTGATAGC